TGATTAAGAAATACGTATCTGGCGCTAAAGTTTTAGGTGACGATATTTATGAAAGTCACGCCACACCTGATACAGATAAAAAAGTTTTTGGTTTCATAAGACACCCAGCAACATTTATTCATAGTCTTTGGACACATAGAAGTAAAAAGAAAGGTCACGGTGATGCATGGAACTGGCATCCAGATATTCTTTTAGAGCAAGAGTGTCAATCTAATAATTATCAAACATTTGTAAAAAATATTTTAAGTAGAAAAAATATGGTCTATCATTATTATATGCATTATTTAGGTAAGTATAAGAATCCAATGATAGGTAAAATGGAAGACTTACCAAATAGTTTAATTAATATACTAAAAGAAAACAACGAAGATTTTGATGAGGAAGCAATTAGAAAAAACATTTATGTACATGGTGCAAATAATAGAAGTACAAATACACCAGTTTCATTAGTTGATAGTATGAGTTATGAACAATGTAAAACATTAATAACAAAAGCGGAAAAGAAATTATGTGAGGAGTTTGATTACCATGCGTTTTGATAATCCTATAAACGATCACGGTTTTGTATTTCCAGACATCGCTGAATTTCCAGATGTAAAACATGAGAAAAGATATACTGGTAATGGTAATGAAGAACACCTAGTTAAAATGGTTGATGGTATTAAATATCAAAATCTAAAAGACTTTGAGATAGGTTATCAATGGTATATGCAAAAAAGACCTGATACAAAATTATTTCAAAAACTAAATGCAATGTTTCAATTTTATAATAACTTTGAATTAAGTAGAGTAGAAACAGGTTTACCATCTAATAAAATTTATGAAGACTTATTTGAAAATGGTATATCATATTTAAAAGTAGATACAAAAGAATTACAAGATAAATTAGAAGGTGAAATTAATAAACTACTAGAACTACCAGATTGGAGACCACCACCAGGACAATTTGATAGAGCAAAACAATTAGATGTGGATATTATTAAAATAGTAAATGAAATGTTTAAATCAAAAGGTATACTTCAGGCGGCAACAAAGTATAATAAATTTAAACCACTAGAAGTTAAAAATGTAGTATTACATATTGCTAAACCTACAGATCAAAACTATAAACAATTTTTATATGATTGTAAAACTGTATCTAAAACAACTAACTTACATATTGACCCAAAAGAAAATGTTATGAAAGCCATGATGTATTTAAATGATATTACAGCTGATGATGGTCCATTTAGTTATATTGAAAAATCAAATAGATGGGTTTATGATAAGTTACAAAACATATTTGGTAGAGCCATATCAACAGGTAGTTATTGTCATACACCAGAATCAAGAGCAGTTGTATTTCAATTACCTAAAAAATTAAGAGTGTCCCATAACTTCGGAAGATTATTACAAGATGGTACAGATGAACAAGAACGAATATTAGAACAAGAAAAACTATTTACTAGTGACAAAGGTAATCTTTGTGTCTTTGATCCAGCTGGTATGCATAGAGGAGGAATTTGTAAATCAGGTATAAGAATTGCTTTACAGATATTAATGAAATGACGTTACAATTAAATGATGGAGTTTTGAGAAAAAGAGTTTTCAAACAACAAATATTGGACCTACATTTAAAAGAATTTATGATAGGTCAAACAACACCTTACTTAAATCAATTTAAAAATACACTAGACATTGGTGCGGCAACTGGTATGTATTCCACTCACTTTGCCAAACACTCAAAATCTGTCATTTGTTTTGAAGCAGTAAAACCTGTTTACGATCAATTAGTTAAGATAAAAGAAAACTTTGGTAATGTAATAACACACAATCTAGCAGTAAGTGACTTTGATGGTAGGTCAGAGTTTTACGTAGATGACAAAAGGTTATCTAATTCTAGTTTTCAAAATTTAGTAGATGGTCAAAAGATTTCTGTACTTACAACAAAAATAGATACAATGAAACTAGTTGATGTAGGATTTATGAAAATAGATGTAGAGGGTGTTGAGTTAGATGTATTAAATGGTGCTGTTGAAACAATTGAAGAATACAAACCTACTTGTATGGTTGAAGTATATGAAAAGTTTAATAAGTATCCAGTTGAAACTACATTTGATTTTTTCTTTAGTAGAGATTATAGATGTTTTTACAATCATAGAGGTCAAGGTTTAAAACCTGTAAGAAATATGAATGAAGCTTTGGAGGCGACAAAGATACCACAAATAACAGATGGTGACTTTTTATTTACAATATGATAATATGTCATAACATACCATGGGAAAAATGTTTATCTCATCAAATATGGCCAGCGATTAAAAAGGGTTGGAAAGATGAAGATAGACCTATACACTTTTTTTGGGGTTTAGGTGGTAACAATATAAAAGAACTAACTGAAGTAAAAAACAAAGAAGAAGAATGGTGGTATGTTGATGTTGGTTACTTAACAGAACAAATTACTAGATACCCAGAGCCAATCATACACAATTACGATAAAACATATTTTAGAATATGTAAAGGTCGTATGCATTCAACAAAAGGTAAAGTAGGAAATGGTCATAGATTACAAGAATTAAGAAGTAAAGGTAATGATGTAGAATTTAAAGGTTGGTACACAGGCGAGACAAGTCATATATTATTGTGTCCATCATCACCAACTGTAACTTATCATATAGATGGTATGTCACAACAAGATTGGATTTCTATGGTAGGTGAAGAACTAGCGAAGTGGACAGATTTACCTATCAAAGTAAGAAACAAACCAAGACCAGGTAATGAATGGTGGAATAGAGATATTAAAGAAGATTTAAAAAATGCACATTGTTTAGTTACTAATATGAGTTTAGCGAGTGTAGATGCAATAATGAATAAAGTACCTGTCATATGTTCTGCGAGAAATGTTGCATCAGCTGTATCTGGTAAGAAACCTAGATTAGTTAGTAAACCATTTAGACCAGGTAGAAAAACTGTAGAAGAATGGTTAAAGTGTATTACAGAACATCAATTTACTATACAAGAAATAGAAGATGGTTTGGCGTTTAAAGTATTAAAGGAACAATATGAAGATTAGATATTATAGAAATATAAATGGTGCCAGATGGATTGGTTTTGGTTTAGCCATGTTATCTGTTTTTATACTATCATCAGCTAATCTAGCGACACAGTGGGTTGGTTGGTCTTTAAGTGTTGTATCTTGTATCATGTGGGTTTACTTTGGTTATAAAGATAGAGATTGGGCAAGAACTCTAATGGAAACAATGTATCTGGTTATGAGTATGAGAGCAACTTATAATTGGATAATGATATGAATTTTGCTTGTGTTTATTACGGCGACAAATATACTTTTAAATATGTAGAAAATTTATACAATATGGTAAAGAGAAATCTTACCATACCTCATAAATTTATTTGTTTTACAGATAGTGTAGTCATACACAAAAGAAAAGAATTTAAACTTAAAGATATAACATTTAAACAATTCAAAAGACATGACTTTAATGGATGGTTTAATAAGTTACAATTGTTTAGTCCTCAAAGTGAACTAGAGGGTAATACTTTATATATGGATTTAGATGTTGTGATTATGAAGAATATAGATAGTTTCGCAACAATTGGTGAAGATAAGAACTTTGTAGGTATGAATGACTTTAATCCTACAACAGGTTTGTTCAATTCTAGCATTATGAGATTTAACAACAAATATCATAGTGAACTTATATGGGACAAGTATATGAAAACTAGAGGTGAATATCAAAGATACCATGGTGACCAGGAAATCATATCAGCACTAATTAAGAAACACGAAGATACTATTTCTTTTCCTGACGAGTGGACACAATCATATAAGTGGTTTAATAGAGAGGGTAAAAGATACCATAGTGAAAAGTGGACATTTGAACAAGACCCAAATGCCAAGGTTTGTGTGTTCCATGGTAGTCCAAATCCTTCCGACTCGAATCAAAAATGGGTCAAAGAGCTGTGGAAATAGACATAAATGTGTCTAAAATAAGAACAAAATAAGAACATTTACTCAAAAACCCTAGTAAAATAAGGGCAAAATAATCCAAATTAACCCTTGATTCTATCTATAATCCTGATATTATAATAGTATGAAAACTTTAAAACAAAGAATTGAAGAAGCCAAGAAAAGAAACTACTTGACTTTATTACAAGTTTTTGGTATAATATTTAATAATGAAAGGAAACACTATGTCTAAAATAAAAGATTACATTGTATCAAGTGTAGAAAAACAAGTTGATAAAATTATCAAAGAATATGTTACAAACATAATTAATTTAAAAACTGCAACAGATCAAATATTCGGTGTTGATAACATTGAAATGGTTGTTGAAAAACACAATGTTGAAGAAATGTTAATTATGGAAAAAGAAGATTATTGGAAAAAAGCTAACAAAGAAGGGAGATCACAATAATATGTCAAAAACTTTTAACGTTTGTTATTTAAGAGAATACATGGATCCAGAGCATCAAGGTGATTTCTTTTATGCTTATGAAACTGTGTATAGAAATGTACCTAATAAATTTAAAAAGATATTTACAGATAAAGTAAAACTAAAGATTGTGAAATTTTTAGATTGGAACTATAAAGAAACTGCAACTAATTATGCTAAGGTTTCAAAAGTAGAATTGATTGATGAAAAACAATACTATCAAACTTATGAAGATGTATTTGGTGAAACTGCTCAAAACGATAAAACATTATTCAATGATTATGGCCAACAATGGGATAGACAATCATTAAGAAAAGATTTTGATATAAAGAAAACCTATAAACACGTAAAACATTATAACGATAAGAGGGTCAACTAATGAAATATAATGAAGACAAAATTATCAAAGAAATATCAGATTACATAAAATCAACTTACGGTGAACATTATAGTACAGACAAAAATGGTTTCCAAGTTATGGATATGTTAAGACAACTTGGTATTGATAAAGATTTTTGTCAGGCAAATGCTATTAAGTATCTTGCGAGATATGGTAAGAAAGCTGGTAAGAATAGAAAAGATTTATTAAAAGCAATTCACTACATAATCCTACTGATGTGTAGTGATAACAAATAGGAGGACACATGATAATAAACGTAGGCGATAAAATAAAAGGCTCACACGATAGAGTTGGTGAGATAATCAATATCGGTATTGCAACAGAAATGAATGATGTTGCTGCTGAAAATGAAACATCTTTAAACGCAAAAACTTATGATACAGACCTAGGTTATAAAGGTGCTGTTACATATACTGGCCAAGATATGTTAGGTAATACTCATACTTGGTGGTGTTATTTAGATCAGATACAAGAAAACTATACTGAAAAAGAAAAGTCAGATGTAGATGTACAAATCAATTTAGAAAACGAGTGGTGGAAATAATGGTTGAGATTTTACAATTCATAGAAGACTTGAAAAAAATTAGAGATGCTAACTTCAAAGCACCTCTAATTGAAAACACTATTGCTAAATATGAAAATATGGTTGATGATTTTGAAAAAGAACATAAACAAGAAGACCCAATGGGTGTTACAGGTTTTAGTAATGCATATACAAAAGGTGAAGGTATATAATTGTGAAAAAAATAGAAGTTAATCTTAAAAAGAAAACTATACAAGAAGCTTATTCTTCTATTATGTTACTAAATCAAATAGGCACAACTTATGCACAAAAAGGTGAACCTCTATATGATTTAGTTATGGAAATTAAAAGAGATATTAAAAAACAATTTAAACAAAAACAAAGAAAGAATATATTATATGCCATTTGGTCCAAAATCTTTAAGAAATAGTAGGGAAGAGTTTGTATTGGAAAAGATTGAGTATTTTAAAATCAATGAGTACAAAGGTAGATCAGATTGGCATAGACACTATTTTAAAACATATAAAGAAGCTGTTAAGAAATGGAAAGAATTATATCATAGTGGTAAAAAGGTTTTGATCTATGCTTGTAGAGACGACAAGTTAGGTGAAATGAGTACAGGTATAAACGACAGGAGTATATTTAAGAATGAGCAATCAAAGACCAGGTAAATTACAAAAGCCATTAGATAGAAATGGCGATATGCAAGTCTTTAAGTTTTTTAAGACTGCCGCTAAATTGTTAAATGAAAGTGGTAAAGAAGATGAGGCATTTTATATGGAACAAATGGTTGACTATTTAAAAAGTGGTAAACCATTGCCAACGAGTGAAAATGAAATTGTGAGGGCACTAGGTATATGACAACTAAAAGTTGTATAATTAGGGGGGTATGTAGTATCGACTCACCCTTGTTTTGCTCGCTCAGCGGTCGCTCAGCGGCAGAAAAATCAATAAAATCAACGTTTTTTAAGGGGTTGACAAATAAATCAAAACCTGATACATTATAGAGATTATTTAAACGAAAGGAAAATATGTCAATAATTACTAAAGAAATGTTACACAGTGAGTTTAAAGAAGTCACTAAAAAAGATGAGAAAAGTAAGAAACCATCTTACAAACACAGAATCGCATATCTTCAATCACTAAAAGAAGACTACGATCAAAATCCTAGAAACTTCAATAATGTTAAAATTACAAGTCAACAATTACAAAATTTAATTGATGACTGGTCAGCACCAAAACCTATTGACGCTTTTTATAAAAGAGTATTCAATATGACTTACGCTGAGAAAAAACAACAAGAAGAAATGGAATATTTTGTTTATGAAAATGGCGAAAAAAAAGAAGTTAGAAAATCTACAAAAGAAACACAATCAATACATTAAGTCATTAGGTATTGAGATTGATGTTGACAGTGGTGAGATACTACAACAAAGACACGGTGCACCTATGCCCGACTACAGTTGTAGACCATCACTTCCTACAAGTGACAGAATTTCTGGTACAACTTATAAAAAACTATACTCGAACACTATACCAGAAGGTAAGACAATTAGTGTTCCGTATAATAAAGGTCCTTATATGATTGTTGATGCTAAGGACTTTTCAACTATGGGAAAAAAAGTATGAGAACAATGATGATGCTAACAATTGTGGTTCTAATGACTATGACAATGGCCAAGTCAGAAGAAACAATTGATGTGAAAGTTAAAAACTATGTTGCCAAAGAATGGGTTGATATAAAAGAATATCAAAAAAAATCTTGGCAAAGTGCAAAAGAACAAAATACTAAAAACTGGAATAAAATTAAATCTTTATTTACAAAGGTAAAAAATAATGTTGCACAAGATTAGTGATTTTTGTTTGAAGATTGATGGTGTCAAAAAAACAAGTGATAGACTCTACAATTTAAAATATAATAATCCTAAGACGCCTGAACGTGATGCTGAAATACAAGAACTTATTTCTGATATTCAGGCGACTTGTAAACTAATAGCAAATGATAAACAACCATATGACAAATAAAGACATAACAATTAAAAACTTAAAAGATAGAAAAAAAGAAATCAACGAAGAAATAGAATATAAAAATACTCAATCTCTATCAGAGGAATTATATGAGATTGAAGATACATTAAAAAAATTAGGTGTGAATGAGAATAATACTGTTAATTTTAATTAGTTTGTTTTTAACAAACTGTACTGCGACTAGAAGTAATGTAGGTGCAACTTTGGGTGCAACCACAACAACTGCTGCTTGTTTAGAAGTTGGGGTCAATGATCCATATGCGATTGCGGCTTGTGCAGTAACTGGCGCATTTGCTGGTGCAGAAATTATGTATAACTCAGATTATGATATTCACAATGCTACGTTTGTTGACCATTTAAATCATGGCCCTAGTACAAGTAGTTACACAAATTGGTTTAATCAAAAGACAGGTAATAGTGGTATCATACATACAACTAGATCATATAATAAAGGTCCTATCAAATGTAAAGACTATCAAGCATTTGTAGATATAACAAATCAATGGCCTTTAGTAGGTGTTGGTGGTGTAAATAGAAATACAATATTCGGTGTTACTTGTCAAATGCCTGATGGTAAATGGATAGAGTGGAAAGGAAATTAATATGGAACCCTATGATCCAAGAGCTTTTATAAAATTAATGTTTTGGTCCATAT